CCAGTACTATAATAGAACTTGGATCCTAGCATATCAGGTTGGTCTTTAAAGATAAGTTCATTGGGCTTATTATCCGGAAGGATGTAGGGTCTACCTACTAATATTTCCTTCCAAAGAGCAGCTAATTGATCACCAAACAGGGAAGCAACAATGGCCTCTTGAAGAAGAACAGGTAGAGTATCTGTCGCGGCCGATAGGTCGTAACAGTATGCTCCTTGGTACTGAGAAGCTTTTAAAGAAGCTCTCTTTACCATACCTTCTTGATCAAAAGTTCCATCGTTAGGAATACTTCTAAGAATCTTAGAAAGTATATCATGTAATGGTCTTAAGATATTCTGAGTAAGAATATCAACCATTGCAAATACCCTAACTTTCCCTGCAGGTTCAATTTTGCAGGATAAGAAACCAATCCCTGACCCGACTCTAAGTTTATTAGGTAATAACCTATATTCTTTTTCGTCGATAATTGCTTTCTTAATTCGATCATAAGATTCGAATAAAGATTCAATTATGGATTTTTTCCATGTCTGAGGGCCTTGAGTTAAACTTACCCACTCTTTGATAGCTAAATATATCAATGGATAAGAATGTTCAAGCTTATATAAGCTTGCATACAAACCTTGCCAAGATATTTTAGTTGTCGGAGAAGCTGTCCAAGAATTAACCCATTTTGAGACTATTAAGTCTCCCCACTTAACCCTATAAAAGGGTCTAAGTAAGGATACGGCGTTAGTTCTGAAATAGCTAATTAAATGAGCCATGAACTTATCGTCAGCAACTGACGGACTAGTTATTGTTCCAAGTTTAGGTATCGAAGGAGATTCTAAGATCCTATATAGAGAAAACAGAGTTAACCAGAATCTGATGATTCTAGTTGACCCTGCCATTATAGCTCTTCTATCCCTAGAAGGGATAAAGAGTGGTAAACCATTTTTGGTTAACCGTTTATAATGTCTAGTAGGATCAAGTTCTCTTAGAGAACCTAAAGGCTGTCTTCCGACAGCTCTGGAAATAGCAAGCTGACTCAATTTCAAGTAATTAACTACATATGAGGCTCCATGTTTTGCATGAAGATCACATAAGTAGAATAAAAACCTTGATGTTAAAACCATTTTCGAAGAGACGTCTTTGAATGTTTTTACAAGAGACAATGGCACTGCCATTCTCATAAAATATTTCAAAAGACCCAACTCAAGTGAATTGGTTAGAGAGATCATTCTTCGCTCATCCCAGCTGGACTTTAATGCAGAAAGCAGAGAACTTCTCCCTGAGAAAGTGTTTACTACCCTTTTATAAGAAAAGGGGGTTTCGCTTTTTCTAGAGAGAGACTCAACAGTTTCTTTGGATTTAACTCCAAATAGACTTTGAATATCTTCTTTGCTATTGGGATCATGTAAGATCACAATAGTAGTTTCAGTTGAAAGGAATGTTTTCATAAGTTGGATGTAATCTTTAACGGATAAATAAATTAAACCGTTAGGATTCATCGGATCTACGATAACATATTTCCCTACAGCTAAACCTTTATCAATATTTTGATAAAGAGGATGAGAAGTTTTAAGCATAGCCATGTCGAGTATTCTAAGTTTCGGTACTATTACCACGAGTAAACTAGTAGGGGACGGATTCCAACCGTCTCGCGCTATGGATACACGTCTTGGTTTTCAAGCCAAGAACTTAGGAGAAAAGAACTGCGCTGTACAGCTTTCACTGTCCGCCAGACCTATGTCTCTAAGTGTAGGTTTCAATTTCAACGTCTCCGCTGAATTTGAGCTAACCTGAGCTCTCACGAGCTCACCCGGTTCAAATTAGGCCGAAATACTAATTCTTACTAGGTTTTTCCTAAAGAAATACGATTTCGCTAGAATGATGTAGGCACTCTATAAATAGAGGGTCCGTATGCACTTTTCCAATGATGCATGTTTAACAACATGTATTCATGAGGTAAAATCATAAACTCTACATCATGGACTTGATAAGTGATAGTTTCGCTATCTTTATACTGTGTGCTGTTTAACAGTACTTACAGTGAGATACGGACATTACTACAATCAAACCGTTGAGAATCGAAATCCCTTTAGAACAAGGGCTGATTTTCAAAAGTATATTGTGAAATATACTACCCGTAAGGGCAGATGGTGTACTCTTCAGGAGAAAAGATACACTAGTGTTCCATAATATCTGATGGTATAACCAGTCAGTGCCGAACACCGCTCGAGAGAGCAGTCGACCTTTTCTATAGACTAAGAAGTAATCCAGATTAGATTAACTAATTGGCCTATAGAAAAACCTTTAATGGGAAAGAGGAATCCACCGAAATGGAGACCCGGGGCCCATTAAAGAACAGAGGACATTCTCAAAAAG